CCCCTTGGGTACCCCGGCGCCCACTCCAGGCCAGCAGAAACGCCAACGGCAGGCCGGTGAGTCGGCTGCTCAATATCTGAAGCGGACAGGGCAGGATTGATGAGCGATTCAATCTTACCCAGCCCCCCAGTCGGCGGTTTTTCCCAGCCCGCCCCAAAGGCAGATGGGCTAGTTGAAATTGACGCGCTAAAGGCGGGGGGATTTGATGACGGCGAGATCCAGGGCTGGATTAGCGAGAAGAAAGCCGCCCTGGTTGAAGGGCAGTTTTCAGAGCGTGAGATTGACGACTACTTTGGCGTCAAGCAGTTCGACGCCAACCCGCTTCAAGAGCGGTTGAACACGAACTTTGGCGTTGATCCGCTTGATAGGGCTAAAGAGCTTTTGAGCGGTTCATCGGTAGAAGGCGCTCCGGCTCGAACCTTCCAAGGTCCGTCGTTCGAGGGTGCTTCTTTGGCGCCCGATGAAGCCGACACTTTCTTGCAAGCTTTCGAAGCTGGGTTTCAATTTTCCCCGACGGGGCTCCTTGCTAGGGGTAAGCTCCCCGACATCGACGTGAACGAAAACGCCGAATGGCACATGACGATGGCCAAAGGAATGGGCCTCGCCTTAGGGGACATACCAGCCAATATCTTGGGTGGCTTGATCGCTTCCCCCGTGGGGTTAGCGGGTGGGCCTGCCGCCCCCATTACTTCGGTCCTTGCGGCCGGAGCGGGAGCCAATGCCGCTCCCACGCTTATCCGTGAAATGTTAATGGACGCGTACCGAAAAGGGTCCGTTGTCGATTTCAAGGATTTTTGGACGCGTGCGGCCCCTATCTTCCTCAATACGATCAAATCCGGGGTTGTTGGCGCCGCCACTTTAGGCGTCGGTCACAAAGTGGGCCTTGCGGCTAAAGTGGCTAGTCCGGTAGTCAAGACCACTGCAAAAATTTCCGCTGAGATTGGCACGATGGTCACCCTTGGCCGCGGCCTCGAGGGCGAATTGCCCAAGTTTAAAGACTTCACGGATGCAGCCATTGCTGTGGTGGGGCTAGGCGGCTCGGTTCATGTCGGCGGCAAGTTGATGAAGATTTTCGCGCGTACGGGCATGAAGCCGATGGACGTGGCGGAACAATCGCTGAAAGATCCGGTATTGCGCCAGCAACTAGCAGAAAAGGGTGAGCACCTTCCGGCCGCTTACGAAGGTTTCGTTGACCCGGCTATCGCGCCAGAAAACACGGTTAGGATAAAACTCGATCCTAAACTGGGGGATGGGGAGCTCGTCCTTCCTGCCCGGATGGAACCGGCGACAACTCCCGAAACCGGCCCCAACGCGCTCGACACCCCTAAGCAACAGATGATGGCCTTTCTCGGTGAGGAAGTGGGCTCAGCGGCTCAGCCAAAGCCAAAAGTTGAAATCGTTCGCACGCCAGAAGAAAGCGCCATGTTGGCGCTCATAGGTAAAGAACAGCGTAAAGGTTTAGCCATTGATTTCGATTCGGCGTACACGGCCACCGTAGACAAATTTCATCCGGTGAACCTTTTCGTCAAAGCCGTCACCAAAGGGGCAAAAATCCCCGAGCACACTGACCCCTATACTCTCGTCAGGCTCACTAGAGGGAGTGGCGGTAGAGCCACGCAGTTCATTGAGAACGCCCCATTTAGTCATAAGACGTATCAAGTAATTGAAGGGGCAAAATCGCTCAAAGAAATCTTCCAGCCCATCGCCGGAGATCTTGACGGGTTCAGAGCGTACGGCATTTCAAAAAGAATTCAGAACCTCGAGTCGCGAGGAATCAAGCCCTTCAAAGATATTGGCCCCGATGCGGCTACTGTCGCGAAAGCGGCTAAAGATGGCGCCGCTAAGTATGAGCCCATCCTGCGAGACATCGTAAAATACCGTGGGCACTTACTCCGGTACATGCGCGATGCGGGCGTTTTGACTGAGGAGCAGATCCTAAAATGGGAGAAAAACGATCCCGACTACGCCACTCCTTTTTACCGCATCCTCGAAGAGGGAACTGGCGGAAGTAACCCCGGTAAGGGGCTGACGGTCTCCAACCCCGTGAGGAGATTAAAGGGCGATAGCGATTTGCTGCTTGTTGACCCCGTTGAGTCACTGGTCAAGGACACGTATAAGTTCGTCGAAGTGGCAGAGCGTAACCACGTGTTTAGGTCAGTGGTTAAACTCTCCGAGAAGTTCAACGCGCCCAAAGAGCTCATCGAGCGGGTGCCCACAAAGATGAAAGCCATCGAAGTGACGCCGCAAGAGATCTCGCGTTTTGCGGACGAATTTGGGCTAGATTTTGAAGTTGCTGAGCAGGCGATGACCGTCTTCCGTCCGATGAAGACGGATTTGGCGCCGGATCAGATCTCCGGATTTCGCGACGGAAAGCAGGAAGTTTACCGGGTACCTATCGAGCTCGCGGAGTCGTTAAAGGAGATGGATTCCAGATCCGCTAATCTCCTCATGAAGGTGCTGGCCGGTCCCGCGAAGACGTTGAAGGCGGGGACTACGATACTCCCGGAGTTTATGGGGAAGAACTTTATCCGCGATCAGGGCGCGGCGTTCATCTTCTCCAAAAACGGGTACGTGCCCGTACTTGATTTCTTGCATGGCATCGGAGAGCAAATAGGTAAGGGCAAAGTGTACCAGCAGTGGCTAATGGGCGGGGGAGCTGAAGCCACCTTTCTTTCCATGGACCGCGCCTACATCCAAGAACACGTAATGAACTTAGGCGACATGCAAAGCATGGCGAAGCGGAGCTGGAACGTAATAAGCTCCCCCATACGTGCGGCGCAGATGTTTGGCGAGCTCACCGAAAACGCTACTCGCATCGGGGAGATGAGGCGCGCCATGATGGGTAAGACTGGCACGAAGCGCGAGATAGTAAAAGGTTCCTACTCTACGCGTGAGCTAACGCTGGATTTTTCACGAATTGGCGCTCAAACGCAGTTTGTGAATCAGATCATTGCGTTTACTAACCCCAAAATTCAGGGGCTAGACCGCATTGCCAGGGCGTTTAAGGATGACCCCATGGGTACATCCGTTCGGGTGGCGGCCGTTATCACGGTCCCTTCCATCCTTGGGTGGTACCTGAACAAGGACGACCCGCGGTACGCTGAAATTCCCCGGTGGCAGAAAGACATTTTTCATCACGTCATGTTGGACAAGTGGGAGAACGTCAAACCGGATGAGGGGCAATCGGCTGGCGTCTTTGGCAGGCAAACAGATGACGGTCAGTGGCAGATTAACCGGGGCACCATTTGGAAAATCCCTAAAGTGCAGGATACGGGCGTGGCTTTTGGCTCAAGCGTCGAGCGGTTTTTGGAATACGCGCACAAAAACGACCCCAAGGCGTTGAAAGATTTTATGGATACCCTGGGAGATTCCGTCATTCCGGGGGTAGTGCCCAATATCGCAATACCCGCGCTAGAAACGTTTAACAACAAGAGCACCTTTACCGGAGCTCCTATCGTACCGGGCCACCTCGAGGGGACGTTGCCCGAAGTGCAGTACACGGATTACACCACCGAAAGCGCTAAGCTCCTGGGTAAGATCATTCCGCCCGTTCCCTTTGGGGAACTGAAGCTCAATTCCCCCATGGTCATCGAAAACTTGATTCGGGCCTGGAGCGGTGGAATGGGCATGTACGCGCTCCAAATTGCGGATAAGGCATTGGAAGTAGCGGGAATCGCGATACCGCCGCCGCGGCCCACTAAGACGCTAGCAGACATGCCTGTGATCAAGGCCTTCGTGGTTAGGTTCCCCCAGGCCAATGTTCAATCCATTGTCGATTTCCGTGAGCGGTTCAATCAAAGCCAAGAGATCTTTAAGTCGATAAAGGTCATGGCGGCCAAGGGCGATTTTCAAGGACAGCAACGCCTCATGTTGGCGGAGGAGAACCAATCGAAGCTGGTTTCTCTGTCCGGTATCAATGATTCTTTGACCAAGATGAAGGGTGTTATCGAGCGGGTCACGCTTGATCCTCAAATACCCCCCGACGAGAAAAGGCAACTAATCGACGGGGTCTACTTAGGTATGATAAATTTCGCTCGGCGCGGAAACGAGCTTGTTGATGAGCTAAAAAAAACTTTGGGCGTAGCTAACAAAGGGAATAAATAATGGCCGTCGAAACCATACTCAATCGTAAGGTCACCACTGGAAACGGCGTTACCACGGCCTTCCCCACCACGTTTCAGTTTCTCCTTGCCGCCGACTTAGTCGTCATCGAAACGGTCATATCAACCGGAGTGGCAACGACCAAGGCAATCACCACGCACTACACGGTAAGTGGAGGAGCGGGCCTAGTAGGCACGGTGAACATGCTGGTCGCCCCTTCGGCTCTAGTGACCCTTACCGTCTATAACAGCCCCGCCATTACTCAAGGGCTGGACTTGCTCGAGGGGGACGTAAGCCCCGCAGAATCCAAAGAAGCCGCGTGGGACCGCTTGACCTACATCGCTCAGCGCCTCTCCGATCGCCTAGATCGTTCGGTACGTTTGGCCGAAGGATTCTCTGCAACGTTTAGCTTGATCCTCCCCGCCGTACTTACCGCCGACGCGGTCTTAACGGTTAACCCCTCCAGTACGGGGCTCGTCATGGGGCCGACCATCGGAGCCATCACCACTGCCGCCGCTAACGCCGCAGCCGCTTTAGCTTCCGCCAACGCCTCGGAGATATCGAATTTGGCCTCAGGGGTTTCCGCTGCCGCCTCAGCGGCTTCGGCCACCGCCTCAGCGGCTTCGGCCACAGCCTCGGAGGTATCGAATCTGGCTTCAGCGGCAGCGGCGGCCGCCGCGGTAGCGACTCACGCGGCGTTGACCGTAACCCATGGCGCTACCGGCGCGGTAGTGGGAACCACTAATAGCCAAGTCCTTACGAATAAGACCCTGACCACCCCGGTAATCGACGTGGCGAGCCTCACGGAACAAGGCTCTACTCCCAGCACGCCAGCCTCGGGGACAGCAAGGCTCTACGCTAAAAGCGACGGCCTTTACCGGCTTAACTCGGCGGGCACAGAGCAGAGAATAGGTTCTGGTGGCGGCGGTATCAACTACATGGCGGACATCTCCTCCAACGACGCCGAATCGTCGGTCGGTAACTGGGTTGCGTATAAAGACGCCGCTGGTGCCCTGCCTGTCGATGGAGTTGACGGCACGATCAACACGACCATTACTCGGGTTGCCTCTACAACGCTACGTGGAACTGGCCTGTTCAGACTAACCAAGCTCACCGGCGCTTCACGGCAGGGTGAAGGTGTTAGCTGTCCGTTCACGATTGCGGACGCAGACAAAGCTAAGATGTTGGACATCAGCTTCGACTACCTCCCCTCGGCGGGAATTGTTGCGGGGTCTGATTCGGCAACTGGCGACATCAATGTTTACATCTACGACCTGACGAACGCCGTCCTTATCCAACCCACGCCGTTCAAACTGCCAGGTGGCTCTACCCTAAGTACGCTCTATTCCGGCACGTTCCAAACCGCGTCGAACAGCACTTCCTACCGGCTAATTGTTCACATTGCAGGAACGACGAATGCCGCCGCCACGTTCGATTTCGATAACGTTGTTGTAGGTCCACGGATTTTAGTACAGGGCGTTCGAGCCAAAGCGTATGGCGCAACCACTTCGATCCCTAATGCAGCAACAACCACAGTAGTTAACCCGACTAAAAAATTCGATACACACGGCGCATACAGCACTACAACCGGCCTTTTCACTGCTCCAAGGTCTGGATTCGTGCGCGTAACCGTGGCAGTAAACGCCAGTTCTGCATCCGGAACTGGCGCGATCAATAATGCGGCGCTGTTACAAACAAACAAGAACGGGTCTACTGACTCTTTCATCGATTGTTTTGTAGCGGAACAAACCGGAACGGCTCTCACCCGACGCTTGTCCGGCAGCACAATTATACAAGTAATCGCTGGCGACACAGTAGGCGTGCAGATCAATAACATAGACTCAGCATTTACTTGTGGCGGCACCGAGGTCGGCACATGGGTCTGCTTCGAAATGGAATAATGTCGCGAAGGCACTTCGCCGCCTCGTCAAAGGCGACTAACTTTTTTAACCAAGGAGAATTCCCATGTCCATGCCCGTAAGTGCCAATATTTCTGGATTCATCGCAAGAGTGAGCGCCAAGCACGCGCCAGCGGTCGCCACTAAAGCGACGATTGCGATCACGGCTCCTGGCGCCAAGCTCCGCATAATCGTGGACAGCCTGAGTTTCTCTCTGGCCTGCGGCGCTACGGCGCAGACGCCGCTCACGGTGAACCTCTTGTCAGCCGCGACGGTTAAGCAATCCTGGGTCATCTCAGCGCCTGCCAACTCGTCCCAAACAGTAGTGCTCACCGACGTGCACTTTTCCATGGGCCTGAACGAAGCGGTGACGCTTGAGTTTTCGGCCGCTGGAGTGGCTGCATCTCTTGAAACGGTCAACGTAGATGGCTACGTTTCCGCCTAACGCGTAGGGTGGTGGGGTCGTGCTACACTGGTAGCGACTCCCCACCGCCCCATCTCGGAGATCCAATGGCCAAGCCCGAAGGAGTGAATCCGATTTCCGTTCTGATCACTCTCTTCACCGGGCTCACCCTCGTGGTGGCCACGTCCACGCTAACCCGCATCGGGAAGCTCGAAGAAAGTTACTCCTCTTTAGACAAGCAGGTAGCGATTCTGCTTTTCGCTGGCGGCCACGAGCCACGCGTTCATTCCGTATTGTCTCTGGCTTCACGCCAAACCCTATACGCTTTCCCCTCGCTCATCCCCTTTAACCTCATTCCTCCGAAGGACAAATGAAGCTAATAATTCTTGCACTAGCCTTTCTCGCCAGCTCGGCTCTCTGCTTTGCGACAGAAGAACTCTCCACACCTATTACCAACGTCGAGTTTTTCGTAAAGCTGGTCGGCTTCCTTGGCGGCCTGTCGGGCATCACCAAGCTAGGAATCGCTGCTGTGGCGGTTCAAGTGGCGATGCTCCTCTTGCGCGGCCCTCTCACCAACGTAGCCGGAGTGTGGCGGCTTACTATTTTGACTGTTCTCTCCTGGGTAGGCGGCATCTTGGCTCAGATGAGCTCCGGCGTGCCCTTCATGGCAGCGTTCACCAACGCGCAAACACTCGCAGCCCTTCAAGTGTGGCTACACCAGGCGGTTACTCAAGTGGGTAAGCTGCAACAAGATAAACTGGACCTCGAGGACAGAATCTTTTTCGAGGATACGTGAAGGTTCCCCTCGCCCTGGTCGGGGCGTTAGTGCTCGGAATCGCCATTGGTAGGTTCACCGTGCCAAGTAGAATCGTCACGAAAATCGAAGTGCAGGAAAAAATCGTCACCGTCATCGAGAAGGTGAAGAGTGAAAACGTGGTGACTGTCTACCGCGAAGTAGTGAAACCCGACGGCACCAAGGTGATAAAATCTCGCACGTTCGATAAGTCGGTGACGCAGGAAAAAGCGAACGTAGTGGCCGCCAAATCCGTTGCGGAGACAAAAACGATTGAGCGGGCCGCACCGGATTGGCTGCTGCGAGGGGTATTTAGCGGCGCTTACGGCGTTGGCCTGGACCGACGAATACTTGGCCCGCTCTACCTTGGCGGGCAAGCCCTTAGCGATGGGTCGGTCAGCATCTCAATCGGCCTGCTATTTTAGGGGGAGCTCATGAGTCATGTTAATGGAAAGAATCCGTGCGAGCGCTGCGAGAAAATGCTGGAAGAGGGTCACCCCTCCTTGGGCGTGTACTTCCGCGGAATTCACGAGATATTTCCCGACGCGCACATAAGCTGCGTCTTCCGCGACGAAGCGGCACAAAACGAAGCGGTCAAAAAACGGACGTCGAAACTCTCTTGGCCGAAATCCAAGCACAACGTCATGAAGAACGGCAAGCCCGTGTCGGAAGCCATGGACTTGTTCCGCTTGGGCGACGACAAAAAGGCGTACTTCGAGAAGGCGTATTATTTACGGATTGCGAAACACTTGAGGGATTTGAAAGCGGGGGTAGTGTGGGGAGGGGACTGGAATTCTTTCCCCGATGCCCCACACTATGAGTTAGATTTACGTACGTAACCGTGGATGGTTGGGGCCGTCGTGAGGGTTAACGCCCTTGCGACGGCTTTTTACATTCCACAATGACTGTCGGCTTCTTCGACCATGGTGGCGTCAGTCCCCAGCCAATGAACGTGAGCCAAGTCATTGCCTCCCTCCCAGCATTTCGCCCATTACCCTCGCGATGGCGCGAGCGGCATTTATCTTTGCAACAGGCATGAGTTTGGCGTACCTGTCCGTAGTTTGTGCCGATCGGTGATTGAGTAACTGGCCAATCTGGCCCTTCTCGACGCCGTGAGAGAGGCCCACCGTTGCAAACGTCCGCCGCAAGTCGCGGACCCACAGAGTGGGGCACCCCGCTTCCCGCGTTAAACGTTCCCAGAAGCGCCGATACTGCACCTTGCCTAGTAAGAGACCATCCTCGCGAAGTGGGAGCGCCTGGAGCGTTTTAAGCGCCAATGGCGGCACGATAACGGTCTCCTCCTCCCCCGTAGTCTCAGTAGACTTCCCCGCGAATCGGAGAATCCCGATGTCACCGTGAACCACAAGCTCGTCACGCCTCACTCTCTCGATGCTGATAGGGCGAGCTCCCGTTAGTGCGAGAGTCTGGCAGAACGCCACCTCACGCGGGTACCGGACTCGGTGACGCTCAAACGCCTTCCCCAAGGCGGTTAACTCCTCTGCCGTAGCGTAGCGGTTCCGCTGTTTCTCCCGGTTACTCTTCACCAAGCGGCATGGATTCACGCACGTAAGGAGCGCCTCCTCGTGACCGAACGTGTATATCCTACCGAGGACTTCGAGGCACCTATTGGCCGTCGTGGGCGTAAGCGCTAGTGAGCGGTGCCACGCCTTCACGAACTGCGGACCCACCTCTATAACTTCCATCTCCGCGAAAGTGGGCGCGATGTGGCGCTTCCAATACCGTTCCACCTCCGCTTTCCATCCCGAGTCCACGTACCGCGTTTGCGACCAATGCTCGTCGATACACTTTTGGTAAAGATCTTTAATTCTCACTTTCCACCTCTGCGTTAGCGATGAACTTGGCCACCGCGTGAGTTAGTTCGGATAAGGGCACTGGCAGCGTCATTCCTCCCACCTCACTAGTTTATAAACTTCCAGCCAATGGCCGCACTCCGGCCCCACGCTGTCGTCGCCTCTCTCGCAGTACACCTCCTGATATGCGAATCCATTTTCGATTTCGGCCGGGCCGTCGCATTGAACTGTGTCGCGGCAAAATGGGCACTTATTTGCGAAAATGCGCTGAAGGGCCACGCTCTCCGAGGGAGGGTTCTCCCTGGTGTAGATGGTTTTGTCTCTCATTTTTTCTCCTTTACGATTTGTTTCATAGCGTCTTGAAGCCCGTGCCAAAAGTCGCTTTCTTGCCTCAATGCCAAACTCAAGTATGAGATTGCCTATACGATTTGTTTCATAGCGTCTTGAAGCCCGTGCCAAAAGTCGCTTTCTTGCCTCAATGCCAAACTCAAGTATGAGATTGCCTAAGTGCATTTCAGCTAAGTCGAGTAACTCGTATACAACGCTCCAGTGCGGGAAGCTTTTCGGCGCCAACTCTTCCGAGTACGTTTCCTCGAAGCCGTGTAGGATCACACCTCCGTGGTAGTACGGACCCTCATCGGAACTAATGAACCACGCAAATGAATGCGCCACCCAGTCCGGTGTAACTCTCACCACCACCCCCTTCTTGCCTCGGTATCGAACGGCGTTACGTTTTATGCGGTTAATTGTGCGCATACAGTGGAGAAGGCTGCTTTTTGGCTCACCCCCAAGAGATGCGGCAAAAGCCCGTGCTTTGCGTGCGTGATCAACGTTTACGATTTCTATCTTGGTCATTTTTCACCCTTCCACTCAGTGGTTATCCTTCCGGTCTTGCTCGCCTTTTTACTGATAATGCCACGCTCCATCAGCGCCGCTTCAATCTCGCTAGGCTCATACCCGCAAGCTTCGTTCTCCCAAAAATTACCCTCTTTCGTGCATTTGATGGTGCAGTAGATGGCCGTCTGATACCGCCTAATGATTTTGGCCGGGATGGTTTTAAAACAGTTCTGACACTTCATTTCACACCCGCCATCGTATTGGCATGAGAACTCCCGTGAAACCCGAACTGCATTTCACGACGAGAGCTTTTTGCGGATCGGTGAAACTGATCCGACAGGCCATGGTCTTGTTATCCCGTTGCATGGCTTTCACTAGCCGTAACAGTTTTTCCGCGTCGAGAGAGACTGACGTGTCACCCGTTTTCTCGGGGATGAGCCCCTCGATGTCGGCGAACCTAAATTCCGAAGTTTCCGCGTAGATCTTTAAATGGGAGCCTGGATAGTCGAGCATTATGCACTCATTGGTCACCTCACTGTTTACTGCGCCCTGTTTTACGTGCGTCTTCAAAAACGTCACGGCTGCGGGAGCCGCAAGGTACCTCCTGTCGCCGATGGCATTAGCAAGCTCTTGATCGTCTATGCGTAGATCGACGAGAGAGCAGTCATCACAAGCTACGATGCGAACCATCCCCTCACGCGTAGTGATCAGGATATTTTCTAGGTGCAGGCGATTGTCTTTACGGGATGCGACTAGGGATGCGCGGATAATTGCGCGGATTGTTTCGTGTTGCATTAGGTCTCCTATGGCCGAAAATTTGAGCCCGAAATTGGGCTAAAAAAATCGGCTCGGGGCCTGAATACACCCCGTGACAAGAAGCGTCAACTCGACGCTAAGTGTCGGAAAATATTGGGGATTTTTTTTCGGTGGATTTTAAGGACCGCGCGCACACGGGGCCACGCGGAACTATTTCTTTTGCAACAAATCGGGGTATTTTCTTTCCCAGGCTGCGATAGATTTCATCGGGTAAATGACTGTCCGGCCCACCCGAGCAAACGACGGCCCTTGGCGCCCGTACATCCTTCGGTTGGCGAGAGCGCCACAGCTACAATTCCACCGAGCCGCCAGCTCCTTTGCTGTCAGAAACTTCATTCCCAATCTACCTCGTGTCCTATGTACGCCTCGAAGTCCGCTCGAGCTCTGTCGTGTGGAGGAAGCCGGTATGAGTTTGATCGCCCCTCAGCCGCCCTAGTTTTTTGATCCGTCTTCACCGATGCGCAGCACTGCTTGATGATCTTCCCAAACCCGCGCTCCTCGGGGACTCGCGTTCTGATTTGTCGGTCCCTACAATACCGCCCGAATGCTGTGCGCATACCGTCTTTTGCCACTTCATCGGGCCAACCATTGGCGCCGCTGCCGGTGAGCTCCCCGCGGGTGAGGCACTCAAACCACCATTCTTGCACTGGCCCCAGGCTCTGCATTTTTTGCTCGAGCAGCCCTTTCGTGTTTGGCGCCCGCCGCACGTCCACCGCTGAAATGTCGAACTCTGAAAGGTACGTCAGGAGCAATCGGTAACCGCCGAGATCCATACCTGACAGCAACGACTTAAAAAACCCGATGTCTTGCTTTCTACCGTCACCCACATCGAACACGCCATACCGGCGCTCATCGTGCGAAGCGGGTACAAGCCAATTCTCGTTACCCAAAATCATCACCCTAGTGCAGTTATCTACGCGATACGCCTCTTTGCCCTTGTGCTCGATCAGATGCTCGTCACCCGTGATAAGGTCCTTCAGCGTCCCCTCGGTCCGCTTGTCCCCACCCCAAAGCGCTTCGTCTAGTACGAAGAACAGACAGTTTTCGAAATGACTGTTGAAATCGCCGGTAAGGTAGCGCTCTTTCGCCGCCACAAGGTAGTGGCCGCCCAGGAGCTTACCCACGCAGCGTACGAGGACATTCTTTCCCACGCCCTTTGATCCGCGTAAAACTATCGCAACGCCGGGACTCTCCCACGGCCGTTGGATGAGATGAGCGAAGTACCCCATGAGCCAATGAAAAAGCTTCTCATCCCCGGCGCATATGTTCTCCCTAGCGTGATCGAGATAGTCCTGGAGCGCTTTGGTAGCCTCCTCGGGGAAGACCTCGAGCGGCTCAGCCTTCTTGTACGCGAATCCCTTCCACAGGTTGTAGTAACCGGGGGGAGTGGGCTGCTCTGGACTAAAGCAAATGCCGTCATACGATCGCCGGTTGACCGATTTCATCCATGCCTTAGTCACCGGCTCGAGCTTGCCGCCACCCGTGACCATGGTTCTGGCCGCAAACTTCTTGTGAAAACTCTCCTCGTTCAGATGCTCGATCACATCCTTACCCTTGTGATCCGTCTTCTCCCAAAGAATGTGATGGCCCCCACCCGTCAAAACGAAAGCGTGGCTTTTGTTGAGCTGCTGAATGGGAGATACCTTCACCGGCATTTCGATCTCATCAAAAGCGTTTTCTGGCGCGTAAACCCCTTGCGCGTTTTTGCCGTACTTGTAAGCATTCTCGATAGAGAAAAGCAGATCCGCTTCGGGCATAGGCGGCAGGCACCGATCCGCCCACTCTTCCATAACCTCCAACGTGCAGTAAGACGAAAGGCCAAAATCTTTTAGCCGCGCGGCAAGTTCGAACGCAGCGGTGTTGCGCGTCCCTTGCTCAGCGCCCTTCACATTCTTAACGTGCTCCTCGGCGCGTTTGTACGCAAACTTCGGGTCGATCTCTGCAACGCTCACGCAAGAAAGTGCGGTCTGAGGCTTCGTGGCGAGGCACGCCTGAACCAGCCAATCCGGGGCCTGCGCTAGCGGCGCGAAGTTGGCGACGTAGGGCTTGCCCTCCAACTCGCTCCCAGCGCCAATGAGGTACCCGCCACGGCCACGGATGTCGATGCCGTCGGCGATTTTGCTCGTGCTGTTTCCAAGGACCGCATCCGTCTTGTAAACAAGATGCCGCCCCCCGGTCGGAGTGGTCTGCTCGAAAGTATCGGGCAGTTCCTTTCCTTCCAATTCCAACTTCAGGACTTCGAGATCCCCGTCTTTGCCCTGCTTGTTATCGATGTCCACGCCGACGATCTTACCGCCGCCGCGTAGACTGTGACACGTGATGCCGATATTGTGCTCTCTCACCGTCTTGGTGAGGGGACACCTCCACCAGGCCGAAGCCCGTTCGGGATCAGCCGAGGCGTAGTCAGCGTATTCCTTGATGAGCACCACGTCTTTGGTGTCCGCCGCGATGGGAAAGACACGGAATCCGTGTCTTTGTAACCGAACTGCCGACGCCAAGAACTTATTTCCGGTATCTAAATCCAAGCCAACCCTCCGCTGAGATGGGGAGACCGCTAGCCCAAGCCGGTGCCACTGACATTATCTTTTTAGTCGTTACGTAAACTGCTTCCGCCGCCGTGGCGGGTACCTCAAGCGCTGCTTCGTCGTGTACGTGCATAGCGATAGCAAAGCCTTCGTCGTCCAACGCGAGCATTCGGTCTGCCAACAAATCTCTTGCAACAGCCTGGGTAATGTTCTCAGTGAGAGAGCCACCATAAGTCGAGCCACGCACGAACTTACGCGTTTGCGAGTCCTCGTACTTGTAAGTTAATTGCGGCCTCGATGCGCCCCACGGCGTCTTCGTTTCCCTAACTTCGGGATACGGGTAAACTAGACGGCCGCCAGAAGGGAGGGTGCATAGTAGAAACGACCCGCTCATCTTGAACGTCACGGAAGGGAGGTTAGTGCCTCCGGCCCTCACTACCGTGCCCGGTTTGTCCACCGCCATAATCGCCGCGGCCTCCACGTAGCCCCAATATTTCGCGATGTTCGGATTGGCTTCACGGTAGGCGAGCTTTACGAGCTCCGACGCTACCCACTCTTTCTTGCTGATCAGCAGTATCAACGTAGGCTCTTTGCCCTTGGCCACGGCGTTTTGAGCTTTCAATAGCTCCGTTCCATAGCGTCCTAGCGCCCTGTCCTGGCGTTCCTGGCCGGCCAAGGCCCACAGGCCGTCAAACGCGGGCTCGAGCATCACCCCGAGGCTTACGCACATGTTTTGAAGGGCGTTTACCCCGCCTTGAAAGCCCAAACTCAGAACCTGCACTTTACCAACATCGCGACGGGGATCCCCCTTCACGATTTCCAAATAGTGAACGCCGTAAGTTCGTCCAGCCTGCGCCGAGTAGATTTGGCCGTGCGTTCTGAAGACCTCGAGCACCGCTTCCTCTCCGGTGAGCCACCCCAACACTCTGGCCTCAACCGAGTCGAAATCCATCGCCACGAACCTCATGCCTGGCGCAGCAGTGAGGAATCCGCGAATGCATGACGAGAGCATCGACATCGGAGCGCCGTGAAACAACTCGATATAGTCCCGAGCGTCTACGGGGGATTGCGTTTCCAGCGAGCGGAAAATCTTGTCGATGGCTGACTGAGGGATCTTAGGCTTGGGCAGATTATGCAACTGCACGCCCCTCGCAGCCCATCGCCTCGTATTTGCCCCTGAATACTGAAACATGCCCCTCAATCGCTCATCAGCACCCGCGAGAGTAAGCATTTTTTCAAGCTTCGCGGTGGAAGATTTCGCCGCTTCCTTACGGATCTCCACGGCCGCACGAACGACAACAGGCAAATCCTGGCGAGCCAATAGATCAATAACGTCATCTTTTGCGACTCCTTTGGTGACCACACCGTTTTCGGTGATCCAGTTCTTAAGTTGCTTATTGGCGCGAGTAGACACCACCCCATTGTCGGTGGCCCGCCGCATGGCCTCATCAAGCCGATCTTCTTCCATCTCCACGATATTAACGGCCTTCTTGGCGCTGCCTACGTCCACCCTCACGCCCCGCCGATTGATCCGGTAATCTAGCTGCCAAACCCGCTTCTCGTACTTCGATAGCGGAAGGAGCCGCTTATCAAGCGCTCTCTCCACTTCCACGTCAGTAGCGCAGTAACTAAAAAGCGCCGCAACGTCTTCCGCCTCTTCATGCCATTCGATCTTACGGCCAGTCCCGTCACAGGCGGGACAGCCTACCGATACGTAGTCGGTCCCTTCCGCAATAACGTAGCCCGCCACGCAAAATTCGCACGTAAGGGTGGACTTCGGCTGGCACATCTTGCGCATTAGCCGATTGCCTTTGTGATCTTTCTCCACCCTCAGCCCTACGGCCGCTCGAGCTCCGTCGAGAGAAGGTGGCAGCGACATGGCGTAAGCGCGCGCCATAGTGCAATCGGTCTGTAAGTAGGAGAGCGGCGGCCAGCTATACTTTTCTACGCCGACGGCCTCCCACAGGAGGAGCTCGAAGGGGGAATTATGGGCAACCACCAGGCCGCCACTTTGTACGTGCGCGAAAAGCCTCGCCATTAACGTACGCCGCTTCAATACGGACTCGGCGCGATTGATGGCAACCGCAAAACCTACGACCTCTACCGGCTCCTCGTTGAACGCGATGCCCATGCACATGATGTCCGTCGAGGGATGGACTGCGTACTGGTCAGCGCCAACTGCGGATAGATCAGCAGCGCTACGCGTTTCGAAGTCTATGTGGCAAACGTCCACGGGACTCCCAAGCCGGTATCAGATGCCGGGGAGAGACAATTCCCTCCCCGGTAACTGCTTCCAGGCGCATCAGCCGAAAGGGTTTTCATCAGTGGGCTCAGCGGCCTCTTCAACAGCATCGGGCATCTCGATCGCCTCGAAGGAGTCCTCCGCTTTACGACGGCCGGAGAACGGCTCGCCATCTGCAACTTTTTGCAGATGATTGAGCGAGATAGAAATCCCCTGGTTCAGCCCATCTTCCACGTTGAAAACGTTGATGTAGACATTGGCCCGCGCGTAGCAACCAGCGTAAAATTCCGACTCGTCCACGATCTCTTTCTTTTGCTGATCCACGACGCCCGGTTTATTTTTACTCTTCATCGTGATCATGGTGGCGCCTTTAGTGTAGCCATCCGGTAACTGCATCACGCCTTTGTCGTCCTCTTTCTCTCGCTCTCCCTGGTCCTTCAGCGGATTTTTCCACTTCTTCGGCCACTTCTTCGGGTTGTCGCCCCACGCTTCTTTAGCCGCCTTCATAGCTGCGTCTTTGATCGCGCTGATGTCCTGGTCGAGCTCAAAGAGCGCTACAACGGAATACTCATCCCGCTTCGCGAGCTTGTTGAATTCCGGTTTGAATACCTTCGGGAAACTAACCCGAAATTTCGGAGTGACTATTGTGATGCCTGCGGTCCTCGCCATTTTTTTCCTCGTTTTGTTCGTTTTGATCGTCTTGTATGAAATGACTCAACTGAATGGGTCATCCTCTTCTTCCGAAACCACATCGAAAGAATCTATCGCCTTGGTAAGCCGCTCCGCTGTTTTAGCCGGGCAGAACGTATGCGCCGGGCAAAAAAAGCAATATCGGCCGGGGACGAGCGGGGCATTCGCGGCTTCCGTAGCTTCGGCCCGCTCTACCAAAAAACCTTCGAAGTCTAATAGCTGCAACGAGCTCACACGCCACCGCCGCACCGGATTCTTGCCGGGGCCGTTCGGCTGCACGACGACGATCTCTACGTGCAACGCCGGGAACTTCAGCGTTACCAGGGCGCCGAGCGCGTAGTACTGCAACTGCCAATTGTCCTCAACTTCGACAGCGGACTTGCCATTTTTATAATCGTAGACGTAGAGGACTCTTGTGGTCGGATTCCACATGACCGTATCGGCGCGGCCATAGCAGCCGGGATAAACCGCGTTCAAGTCAAAGTTTTGCTCAATGAATATCTCAGTGTCGTCCGCCTTCAGCGGCCACTTGGAGCCATACCGATCTTCAAAAATGGTGGTCGTGTACAGCGTGATCGCGTCCTGAACCTTCTGATCCAGCCGGTGGAAATTCTCCGCTGGCATTTCGCCGCGCTGATACATCTCGATGAGAGTGTGGACCCACGTACCCAGTTTGGCCGCATCGCTTTCAATGGACGGGACTCCACGACACAACTCCACTGATCCCGGACACGACGCCCAGCGGGACATGGAGCTCGCCCCAAGCGCAGAATGTTTCGCTACACCGCTCACGAAAGCGCCTTAATTACCGCGACAAAGAGATCATCTTTGATTTTCTGCTGCGCAGGCAATTGCGCGTAGGGCACAAGACACGGGTGCGTTTTGAATTCCGCATTCTTGTGTACGCCGTAAACCCAGCCCTGCTTTAGCTTTTCAGCCATCCAATTTTCATGACTGGCCCTTGGCCCGTCGTCCAAGCTGGGGCTCCCCAGGTGGAACCTAACGCCGTTGATGGCGCTATCCTTCTGGTCCTGCGGCGCCTTATCCCAATTCAGGTGGCTCGTGTCGCCAATACTCCGGCTGTAAACCCGATTCACTTCATGACAACATTCTGCAATCTTCTCGATGACGATACTCATAGTGACCCCTTGGGAAAAAGGGCGCAGCACGGAATGGGTATTGTTTGTCCCTCGTGACTGCGCCCCGGATAAAAGCAGTTATTTCTTGGCTGCGAACGCCTTGCTACAGGCAGCCATCACCGCCGCGAAGTGCGGCGCTTGGATGTCTTTAACTTTCTTGAGCTTGACCGCGGCCAGGACGTCACGGACAGCTTGGACGCCGATTTTCGTGTTGACCTGCTCGAGGGCCGCGTGGACGACTTCGGCAGTAAGCGCGACGGCTTCATCTTCATCAGACTCCGCTTCAGCGGTAGCGAACGGATCTTCTTCTTCAACTTCGGCTTCGTCTGCAACAGGGGCTGAGGGTTCTTCTTTTTTAGCGGCGACCTTTTTACTTTTAGCCGCCTCCTTTGCAGCAGGCGCCGCCGTGACAACAGACGGGGCCTCGGCAATCCCAGCGCCGCGAACTACGGACGCGCTCATATACTCACTGATGCTCGCATGGACTTCCTGAGCGTTTTCACCCTCGAAAACTAACGTAACTTTAGCCATTATACGTACCTTCCTATTACTTTTTAATGCCTGGTAAAACAGTTCGGGAACCGAACCGAGAGTGATGATTCATCACACAGCATTGTTGAGTCAAGCGGAATTAGTGAGGGGGAACCGTGAATGATTTCAGAACGATGCGTCATCCAAGAGGATGTTGATGTCTTGAGTTTTGCGCCTCACTACGCGAGTCACTTTCTCGTCGATAGAATCCGCGATGCTGATGAAGCGGGCCATTACGTTTCTCGTCGAGCCAATACGGCGACAGCGGCGAACCGCCTGCGCATTGGCCCCCGGAGACCATTCGCTTTCGACAAAAATAACTTGCGACGCGGCGGTCAGATTGATGGCCGTGCCCGCCGCTTGAATGTTGCACACGATGATTTTACAAAGTGGATCAGTCTGGAATCGATCGATGTTGGCTTGTCGCTGCTCGGACGAAGTGCCGCCATGAATGCTCACCGCCTCACCTTTGCTCAATCCTAATCGGAACGTGAGATTAGTGATCACTTCCCGGTGAACGGCGAAAATGACGACCTTCGAGTAGGCCCCAGCATCGAGCTCGCCGCGAACGAGCTCGTGGACCGGGTTAACTTTTTGCAGCCCGTTATAAAACCTCAGCGTCGAAACGGAATTGGCGAGCGCCTCGAGCACTCTCATTTTCTCTGGCGTAATGTTGCCCGCCTCGTCCAGCATTTGGCCCTTCAACCACGCCTCTTGTGCCAATGCCTCCGCTAGCCGTTGCGCCGAGAGCTTCACAGCGCCAGCGGCAACGACAACATCGCCGAACATCAAATCGGGGAGCTCGGGCAGAACTTCCTTCACCGTCCTGCGCAGCATCACCGGGGCGAGGAGCGCCTTCAACTCCGGCATCCTGTCACGATTCGATCCTACAACTCGGACATGGCCGCGATATCCCGGCGCCACTTCGCAATAGCGGTTGCAGAACGCCTCGTAGCCCATGGTGACCCGGCCAAATGCCGTGAGCATCACCCACAGCTCGCTCGGATTGTTCGGCATCGGCGTGCCAGTAATCGCCCAAGTGACTCGGGCTTTTCGAGCCAACCCCTTTTTCCCAAAAACAGCGTGCGTCCTCTTGGCCTCTTGCGATTTAACGAAGTGCGCTTCATCTATAATGAGCAAATCGACGATGTCCGAACCGTTTCGGTCAGCGAGTTTTACCGCGTAATCGTACGAACAGATGGCGACCCCATCGCCGCTTGGGACCGGATCAGCCCCTTCAAGTACAACACTTCGTCGGGTGAAAGCGGAAAACTTCTTGAACTCCCTCGCCCAGTTAATGCGAGCCACTGCCGGGCAAACAACGAGAATTCTGGCGGCAAGGATGTTGTCCGCGCCCCTAATAGCTTGGGCGCTTTTACCCAGCCCCATCTCGTCCGCCAAAAGCGCGTGACGACGCTCTGACAACCAGTCAACGCCCTGGTTTTGGTAGGGAAATAGCTGCTCCACCAGCTTAGCTCCACTGCGCACTGATGTGGCTAGCTATCCGCCGACAAGTCGTACACAGCCGCCAAAGCGGATCGGCCGGGATTAGCCATTCACATTCAAGACACGGCCGCTTAGTCTTCGGCCTCGCACACGCCAAGCCGTGCCGGTGCCTCACGCGCTGAGCACGAGGAGCCCCAATTTCTTGCGGAATCATCCGGGCTTCTTGCCCTTAACCGGCTTTGCTCCGCCAGTCAGATGCGGCTTCGCTACCGGAGCTTGCACTTCTGGCGCCGTGATAGCCACCGCGCCGAAACCACGTTCACTGTTGAATGCGATCATCATCGCACAGGCCCCAACCGCCACGCACGCATCCAAAACGCCGATCCCCATCTCGATCGCCAATCCCAAATTGTCCACTTTCAACGTGAGCTCTTTTAGGATGTCAGCGTTCGCCTCACGGTCGAACCGCCGCCCCGTACCAGCCAAAGAAAATTCGATCCTCTGGCCAAACCACTTTGTCGCGTTAGATAGTCCTTGCATCGTTCCTCCTAGTGCAGAAGAAGCGGGAGAGGTTGACCCCTCTCCCGCTTCACAATTCAATTAGTTTCGCGCTAACGGATTGCACTGCCGCGACACAGGGGTTTCCCCCACCATCACGCTTTTTCTAAACCACACTTTCTCGTTCTCCCCGTCGATAACAGCAATGTCCACGCACCTCTCGCTATGCACTCTCGTCACTAAAGCGAGAAGGGGTAGTGTGCCCTTGGCCGGATCGTCGCCGTAGTAGTGCATCGGCGCGCCAACACCGTCCACCAACTCCCCCTTGACCGGGTGGGATGCGTCCCCCTCAAATGGATCAGACACCGCCGGTCCAGCGGTTTTAAGATGCTTCTCTTCGGCGGACGAGTAGTGCATCGGCGCGCCAACACCGTCCACCAACTCCCCCTTGACCGGGTGGGATGCGTCCCCCTCAAATGGATCAGACACCGCCGGTCCAGCGGTTTTAAGATGCTTCTCTTCGGCGGACGCTTTCGCTTTTGACATTGCTCACTCCTGTTATGTTGAAAAGCGTGATCTTGTTGCAAAAGACGTTACTTCGTCAAGTCCCGGCCTAAACCCTCCCCCTAAACCAAGGGCTTCGGGGCTTTGCACTAAACCGCGACGAAGTTGGGAACGTGATTTTAGTTGGTCGGTCATTTCGTCGCCTCCCATAGTTGTTTCTTTTCCGTTGGGTGCTTACCTGAATCTCGCTTTCTGCTCGGTCGGCCCCACTCGCCCCCTCCCGCTTCCCTGACGAAGCTCCATCCGGAAGCTTTCAATGAAGTCCCCGGTTCAGATGCGAGAATATAGGTGATGATCCTCCTCCAGCCGAGTTCAAAGGCAGCTCGGCGAGCTGTCCCGTACAGGAATGAGCAAGCGTTTCTAGTGCCGTCGGTGCAAAGCCGAATGACCTCGCACGTAAGAGGCTCTTTCTCAGAAATCATTCTAGAGACTGGGCGTCCTACCATTACAATTCCGACGATCTTTCCGTCTTTTTCAGCGGCTGCGCCGAATTTCCAACCCTGCGGTGAAAAGTGATGTCGGTGATTCTCTTCGACCCACGCCTTAGCCTCACGCCAACCGATTGGCATTGCCTTCACTTCTCCCCCTTCTCTGCCAGCCCGGCCAATATAGTGTTGGTTTCGCCTTTGCATCGCCGCGCCCTCTCCCCGCAGTCGGACGAGTATTCATCCGCTGGCCTTTCGACGCTCGCGTACCATTCCAACGCCTCCCGCTGTCTCTCGATCACATCGAGAAGGATTAGAACGGTGGAGGGGTTGAAAGTGGCGATGTGGTGGGCGTCAGACGAAAACGCCTGTCTGCAAACTAATTCATCCCCTGTTTTATCGACCGCGAAAACACTGGCATATCCCGGCTCTGCATCCTGAACGTAATACGGTCCCGGTGTCGCCTTCTCCGCAATCTCTTTTAGTTTTGTTAGGTAGTTTGGTTTCTGTTCCATTTTGCTCCTTGTTTGATCTGTCATCTCAAAATTCACGGGCCGCCTTTGCTGGCATCGAGGTAGGCGCGGGCACACTCGCCGGGATTACTCTTATTTTGTCCCCAACTTTAAAGTCATTTTCATTTCTCCCCCAGCTTGGCCAATAGAGCGGCAGCGACCGCATGCAGTGATTCGATTTCTTCGGCGTGCTCCAACCGCATTTGGTGGATGCTGGTGCGAAGCGATTCGATTTCCTCGTTCCGCCGGTTCTCATGGCAATCACAACCCGCGTAGTGAGTTACCCCGCACTGGTTTCGTATTGCTGCTACGTCGTAGTCGGTCATTTCTTCACCTCCCCATAGACCGTCGTGCCCCTCGCCGACGCATAACGATCTCGGCAGCTATCAATTGAACCGAAATAAAAGTCCGTCGGAAAAACGTAGTCCCAAATAATATCGAGATCCTTCCAGCCGGAAAACCAGCGATGCACGTTGCTGAGTTTGGACGCAACAACTCTCGCGGTAACCCCCGCCTGGTATTCCTCTTCGCTAATCAAACGCCATTTAAAGATTTTCATTTCTCCCCCTCTTTACCTAAGCCCAGAGCTTCGCTCGGAATTCTCATGCTGATATCTCTTTCGATCAGTTCCGTGGTGACTGCGCCGGGCACTGCTCGCGCGGCGCTATCACCATCTCTTGCCAATACTAAACATTGGAATCTAGCGGCCACGCCTGCGCACATGTACGCGACACGGTATAAATTCCACCCAGCGATTATTCGGTCCCTCGCTTTTTGTTGGTACTCCTCTTCGCTAATCAAACGCCATTTAAAGATTTTCATTTCTCCCCCTTTATCAGCTCGTAAGTCGCTTCAAAAATATCTGGTTTGCATGGGTAGTGCCCGCCTTTAGCGCCTCGGATGACCCAGTCACCTACCGCTACCGTCGGCGCGCCCTCGAGAGCAAAAATGGAGCATACGCCAGGCGGTGTCGTGCCTTCGGGCTGGTCCATGAACTTCCGCATTGCCCGTTCATTATCGCCAGTCCACTGGATCGCTTCGATCACCACCGGCTTTTTTCTGTATCTCATTTTTTTAGGTACTTACCGAGCGCCCGTACAACGCAGATGGCAGGTAATGCTGTAATGAAGAGGACGAGCGCAAACGGCACCGCTACGAACAACACTAAAACGCTTATGGGTAAATCTCGAGCCCCATCATCGTCGAAAAAGTCGTCAATCACTCTGGCCCCCGATCATGTTCGTCCCGCTCACAAGGGAAGAAAGTGCATTCTCCCCCATGTGAGCGAGCAGAGCAGCTTCGGCACGGCCATTGTGCTTCTGCAACACAAACCGCTTGCTACGCGGAAAGAGCTGGCGAGCTTTGACGAGCGAATCGTTCTTGTCTCGCCCCAAGCCCATCATCGCTTTCCACACTGCTGGCCTGGTCTCAATCGTAGTAACCCCGAATCCCGCCAAGACGCCCAAGACGATCCCAAAAGAGCGCCCGAACTGAAACGACGAAGCCGCGCTCTCTTTACCAGTCATCGCCGCCACTTTCTCGATGACGGCAATGGTGCTGTGACCAGACGTAAAGTCCCCTATCGTCGTCGCCAAGGCCATAGCGTCAACCTCCTTGCGGCCGCTAGCCCTTACCCTGGTTGGCATATCAAACACGGCCAGGGCGTACGGTTTAGGTCGGTAAAACGCAATGGCTCCCGTTACGCCGGGATCAACGCCGATGAAGATGTTGGTCACGAAGGCACTTCACGCATTTCAACCGGGTCAGGCATGCGCTCCGGCAAACCCTCGGGCTCTACCGGACTATGCTGCTCGCCCAAAAACAGAAGCGACACGTAGGCGCACGCTGAATGGTGACTAATGGCCTCCCACTCAGCGCTCCCCAGGCGAAGATCTGATTCAGACTGCGGCCCGGCTGGCTTCGGACAATACTGAGCATGGGTAGCCAGCAAGACCCCATACAGCCCGTTCTCGAGCTCGCCGATTCGCTTGCGCTGCGCAAGACTCTCGTCAGCGCACTTGCGCGCAAAGTCTGGGACGCCAATCAGCGCCTCTTGCAGCTCGGTGTTATCCCTTAAGATGCGATCGGCGCACTTGTGACAAACAACACGCAAGGAAACCGAACCGTGGATCGTGCAATCGACCTTCTGGCCGCTCGTTTGGCCTTTCATTCCCGATCTAAAATTGGTGTTAATGGCGTCGGACATTTTTTTCCCCCTGCAAATTCCACTCTAACGGTGAGCTCGCCCCCCATGAACCAGCCCCTAGCTTCGACAACCTCAATACTGCTGTTTTGCTCTGATCTGAGTAGCGCACGGGTGAGGTTCCCACGGCCAAGCAAAGCCATCAACCCGGACACGAAGGTTTGTAGGCTCTCCGCGGTCATCTAGCCGGCCAGAACGAAAGCCCAAGCCTGGAAAACGCCCACGACAGAAAAACGACAGCGAGAATCACATTGAAGATCACCTTCACCGGGTCGGGCAAAGGGATGGTGTTGAAAACGTAAATCACCACTGCAAAAAGTAACAGATACACGAGAATCCAGATCATCATCATTTACCCCACTTCTTTCGCGGCATCCGTTTGACCCGCGAGAGATCCACTTTGGCCCAATTCGCCGCAACAAGCACATCTACGTACGCGTGGGCCGGAACTCGACCACCCGTCCCTCTAGGGTAGGGATAGGACCACCGATAGATACAAGCGGCGTCCTTGGGTAGCCCGACCTTTTTGAGCGCTCTAGCGAGGTTTCTAGGCCCGCCAAACGCGGTTATTACGTCGAAGCTGCTAGCCACGGTGCCCGACACGCGGAAAGCGGGCTTCTTGGGCGCCACTTTTGGGCGCCAACTAGAGGATCGGTACCGGAGCGGCAGTTTCATCAACCAGAAATTCAAATCCATCGTAGTACTCCTAGCGTGTTGCAGAAGATTTCATGGGGCGATTGGCCCGTCAACTTCTTCCCCAATCGCCCTCATACCATCGAACGGGTCGTCAGGGGCTTCGAAACCATCAAGTATCTCCTCCAACCGTGCAGCCTCTTCAATCTTTGCTTTTTGCGCCTCTTCCTTCTGCCGAAGGTCACTCTTCTTCCGAAGGTACTCAGCCCTCCCATACGTTTCATACCTGGCCTTCCTATACGCGCTAGCCTTGGCCTTCCGCATCGCACGATGATCGTCAGAGATGCGATCCCCAATCGCCCTCGTACCCTCGAACGGGTCATCTAGCGCGATCCCAGCGGCGACGCGTTTAAAATTCTCGGCCTCCCCCTTCCTTCGCCGTAAGCCCACCATAAGAGGCTCGCCGACGAATCTCCGCTCGTTGTCGAACGCAGCGGTCACTCGATACCTGCCCGCCCGCACCCTCACTATTTGGCCAGCGGCCATCATCTTAAACAGTGACTGATTCACGTTCGCAGGAGATGCGTTCGCGCCAGGGAAAAGTCTGTTGAACTCCTTGCGCAAGACACAAGCGCGAGCGCCTCTCCCGCACGTAGTGATCCGCCGCTCAAGGAATCGTCGCAGGTACTTGGGTCTTGCGACCAGGCTGTGCTGGAAACCGAGCCACGGATATGGCAGGCCAGTAATGCCCTCAGCTCTCTGCTGGCGAGTCTCCTGGATTAAAAATCTGTCTATTCGCTGCTGGCTCGCTGAGAGATTGGCCTTGCCCTTACCCCTGCCCCCACTTAAAAATCTGTCTATTCGCTGCTGGCCCACTAAAAAATCGGTCTCGTCCATCGTTTTTACTCCAAATTTGGCTGTCCGGTTAGACCCTATAGACGCTCCCGATGTGATGGCCAAGGTAAATATCTAAAATGGCGCCGGAAATCGAATTTAGCCAATATTTGGCGTCATTTTCAGTTCCCGGCGGCGGCGCTGACGGGCTCTCGCCGCCGCAGATTGTTGCAAGAAGTATTTGCAGCATATCGTGCCGCCGCGCCTTCGGCCTCCTTCTATTTAACTAATACTCTATTTACTTAAGACAAATAAGACAAATAAGACAGAAGTAGTAATAACAACTAGTTAGGCTGTCCTGTTTCTGTCCTGCTTGAATTAATTACACGCTTACACCGGACGGATGCGGGCTGTTTAAGGCGCTGCGTCACCCTTGGCGAAATCCTATTGCAAACAAAGCACTGCAAAGAAAATTATGTTGGCGCTTCAAGCGCCCCTCTATGGCGGGGGAGGGGGTTTTGCAACAGGCCGGGAGCTATAAGTTTGCGCCGCTGTTTTTGCCGATTACGCCAAATCGTTTTTTCTTTTCAAATCATCTAGTCCTCGGCCCCTTCGCCAAACCCCATGGCCGATTACGCCAAATCGTTTTTTCTTTTCAAATCATCTAGTCCTCGGCCCCTTCGCCAAACCCCATGGCCGATAGAGCCCATTGAATGGCAGTAATGGCGAGTAGGGGCGCTGGGAGCTCGCCGGGCTTTGTACAGCAATGAGATGGTCCATATGGTCCATATGGTCCGGAATAGGCTGGAATAGGCTGGAATAGGCGGGAATAGGCTGGAATAGGCGACGTCCTAGACGAATTCCTTATAAGCAATTTTTTTATCAGCGGGCATAAAAACCCGCTGCACGACAGCTCGTCGAGTGTATAGAAAATATACAGCGGGTTCAATTGAACGGGAGCGGGAGTGTATTCAGCGAGTGTGCGGCTAAAAGATCGACGGAAAATTAAAATCACGTCCTAGACTAGGGGGTTTTAGGTTCAATTTTTAATTGCAATAAATTTGGCATACCGGATGCAGTAACTAAAAATCAGAGCGAACGACAACGTGTCGGACGCCAAACTAAAAAACTAAGGAAAATAACATGAGTAAGAAAAAATCGCCCCTCACGGCGGCGGAAAAACGATCCAAGGGTTACCACTTCATCCAAGACGTCAACGGGGTACCCGTATTCTTGGCCAAAAAAACGTCCGACATGAGTCTGGACATTGACTCGGGTCCAGCACGGGTGGCGTTCCTGGCTAAACAATGTGCCAAGGCCGTTGAGCGCGAAATCAAGAGCCAAGCCTCTTCAGCTGAATCGAACGGTTCGATCATCTTCACGGAGTACAACGGACGACTACGCGTAGTCGCATCGGGTACCCGTCAATGGGTATTGATGTCCAAGACCAAAGGGCTCGAAATGTTTAGCCCTGAGAATGTGAAGTTGGCGCGTGCGTTCCTGGCCACGTTACCGGACGTCACGTCCGTTGAAGTCTCGGCCGAGGATGACGAATAATGACGGCCTATTGAGAATACGCGGCTATAAACTAGCGTAGTGCCGCGTATTCTCAATCGTCCCTCACACAAGAGGACATCATGCAAAATACCAATATTCTTATAGTCGCTGAGGAATTCGAACGTTTTAAGCACAATAGGGATGCGGCCTATGTCAGGTACAACGCCTTAGAGCGGGCGGGAATGCATCGGAGATTAACCCCCGCCGAGCGTGAGGAACTTGACCGGCTTGAGGTTATCACTGATCTCTATGATCACGTCTGGTTCGGCTTACTCGGTCAACAATAAAATCCCAAATTCCCAAGACCCCCGTATTCGTCCATTGGACGATGCGGGGGTTTTTTTATTGAGGGAATTCACCCTCGTATTCCAGGAGAATTCATGCGTTCAATGGTATTTTTTATGGGCGTTGATGCCGCGTACCACCACGGCGAACACTGCATAGATAACCGCACGTTTTAGCCAGTTAATGCCCCGCATAATCCCCCGAACCCCAATACCACCACGGTTATTGGGGTTTTTTTTATCTGCATTTTCGCTATATATAGTGGGTTTTTTACGGTGCGAATTCGTTCGCGTATGCACGGGACGTGCGCATTCTCTCGGAATACGGCGCTGATTGGTGCGTACCAATTTGACAATTCGTCCCTGGAGACTTTGTATTCTCCCGGAATACGGCTACAGGTTTTTAACCTGTAGTCGGTTTTCAGGCTCACGGTGCGCCCTGGACGCCGTGGCGGCACTGAAAACCGGAAAACTGCCCGCCTGCCCGCCGCTTGACCACGGTTTTTAGAGGCTCCAAGGCGTCTAGGACGCGCCGTGGCATCCCCGACTAGGTCAGCGGGCGAACGGCCCGGGGAATTCAGCCGTGGGCTGTTTAAATTGAATTTCGTGCGACGAAATCGAAATTGAATTTTCGAACCGCCCTTCACCGACGCTCATCGGCACCTATTGTTGTCTAGGTACCCTAGTCAATCTATGCCTATTGGATGACATCAAGGGCATCTCCGGGGTACCTTCACTAAAGACCGGGGGTGGGGATGCCGTACCCCCGAAACTCGAAGCCAATCGTACCCTTTCTGGGTATGGCGTAGGCACTGTTTCGCCCCCTTCGAAATTTTTGCAACACATGAAACCTTCTATCAGAGAATGCAGACACCTCAATCGTCCGGTGGAAGTAATCACCATTCCCGATAGGCTTGACCATTTCGAGGATCTGACTCCAGACTATACGGCTGAAGATCTAGAAATGTTCAGAAGCACCACGGCTGAAGATCTAGAAATGTTCAGAAGCACCACGGCTGAAGATCTAGAAATGTTCAGAAGCACCACGGCTGAAGAGCTAGAAATGTTCAGAAGCACCACGGCTGAAGAGCTAGAAGCTCATAAAAATTTTTAACCTATACGGATTCTTTGCAACAATATGGATGCCCCCCGACCAAAAAGAACTTACCGAAGGTGGGCACCATTAAAAGTGAAGCCCGAGAAGGTGGTGCCACCACCGAGGGTCATTCCGCCGCTCAAGAGAGGGCAAAGGTCTCCGGGGCTTCTTGATCCACGTAGAGCAGCGTTCCTGATAGAGTTTGTGAAGCACGGTAATGGCAAGCGGGCCGCACTAGATGCGGGCTATTCGTCCCAAAGTAGTGGCACGTACGGGACGTCTTTGGCGAAAGATCCGAGATTGGCCGCAGCCGTCGAGGAAGTAAGGGAACGGGTTATGGCTAAAGCAGAATACACGTGTGAAGTGGCGATGAAAGAAGCGCAAGCGGCGCTGGATTTTGCGGAAGAGACCGGAAACGCTAATGCGTACGTTAAAGCCGTGGAGCTCCGTTCTAAGCTAATGGGGCTTCTCGTTGAGAAGATAGATTTACGCCAAGCCATTGGCTTTCAGATTCGTATTGGCGGATTGAAATCGTCGACTGCGCCACCGGTTGACGTGCAAATGATTCCCTCGGACACTTCGGTAGCGGAGTCCGACGCTAAGGTAGCTGAAGCTATCGAGGATGATCCGTGGAGCTAACGAGTAACAAGGGAGTTTCTGCGATATGAGCCAAGACGTTATCGTCGATTACATCCCTCAAGGCCCTACGCTCGTTAAGTTTCACGAATCGGAAATGTTTTTTAGGGGCATCATGGGGCCGTTCGGTTCCGCAAAGTCCACCGCTTGCGCGATGGAAATCCTCCGACGCTCGCAAGAGCAGCGCCCCTCAACGGTGACCGGCCAACGCCGCACGAGATGGGCTGTAGTGCGGAACACGTTCCCGGAATTAAAGACCACGACGCTCAAAACGTGGAACCAATGGTGTCCCGCGCAGTACGGGAAATTGACGATGGACTCCCCCATTCGTCACTACGTGAATTCCACCGAGATCGAGATGGAAGTTTTGTTTATGGCGTTGGATAAACCCGACGACGTGAAGAAACTACTCTCACTCGAGCTGACCGGGGCTTGGCTGAACGAGGCAAGAGAATGCCCTAAGGCGATTTTGGATGGCATCACTGGCCGCGTGGGGCGTTTTCCGCCAATGGTAGAGGGTGGCTGCACATGGTCCGGCGTAATTGCCGACACCAACCCTCCCGACGATCAATCGTGGTGGTACAAGTTCTCCGAAGAAGCGACGCCCGAAGGATTTGAATTCTTCAAACAGCCGGGTGGTAGCAGCCCATTGGCCGAAAATTTGTGCAATCTCCCCGCTAACTACTACAAGCGGCTAGCCTCGGGCAAAGATTCTGACTGGGTGAAAGTCTACGTGGATGGGGAGTATGGCTACGTTTCCGAGGGCAAGGCCGTTTACCCCATGTTCCGTGACAGAACGCACGTACCCGAAGACGCAGTGGAACCGGTTCCGGGATTGCCGCTGCTCCTCGGCGCGGACTTTGGCCTCACACCATGCGTGGCCATTGGGCAAAAGCTCCCGAATGGGCGATGGCTTATCATCGACGAGTTTCTGACCGATAACTGTGGTGTCATCCGATTTGCTGAGCTCTTAACGAAGTATATTGCAGTGAATTACAAGGGGTTTACCGTAGACGGGGGATGGGGCGATCCGGCCGGGATGTTCAAATCTCAGAGTGACGAGAGAACATCCATCGAAATTATGAATACCCATACTCCGTGGAAGTGGCTACCGGCGCCGTCGAACTCTCTGGCTATGCGCCTGGAATGCGTTAAAGGGGTCTTGAATCGCTTGGTGGACGGTGACCCAGGGCTGACAGTGTCTAAGAAGGCAAAAATCATCCGGAAGGGCTTTGCTGGCGCTTACGTGTATAAATTGATCTCGACAGGGGATGGGACACAGACACATGTGACTCCAGCAAAAAATATGTACTCTCATCCTCACGATGCTGTGCAGTATCTTCTATTGGGCGGCGGCGAGCACAATGTGGTCATGGGGCGTAATCGGCAAAAACAGCGACAGACAACCCACAACGTCGAGGGCCTCGATTACAACCCGCTCAACGGTATTCAGGGGAGTAGTAAACGCAAGGAAAGCGAGCCCCCATATTTAAAGCGGATTCGCAAGGACTATTAACTTTCGTGCTAAACTTTAGGTTACCCAACAATTTCTAGGAGACTTGCAACATGCCCACCATGGCCGATCGGATTAAGCAGTTTGCTGAGGACCGTAAAAATTCTGGCGCAAAACGGCCTAGTGGCATAACGGGGCGTCCGAGAACGCCGGGGACGTCGTTGCCGGGTGATCCGCGCGTTGACCCGAACAAAGTAAACAAGATTCCCTCGTTCTTGCGATCGAAGACCAGCCCCTTGAGCGATCAAGAGGGGCAAGCTAACCCCGACTACAAAAGCGACGTCGTAGATCCCAACAGTGAAGAGTACAAGGCAGACTTTAAGGCTAAGTTCCTTCAACCAGCTCAGGTAACGAGGGACGTTGACGAGCGCGCCGGAAAAGAGCTTGAAGCGGAAGAAAAGCGTCGGCAGCGTGGCAAGGCGTCCACCATCATCACCGGAGGCCGGGGTTTGATCAACGGGCCTCGTACGGCTCGACGTAGTCTACTTGGCATGTAAATCCCCCTCAAAGCTTTGGAGCGTAAATGGTCAAAAGTAATATGAAGTCGAGCTATGCCGAAGAGAAAGCCGGGAAGATCATCAAATCGGTTGCTCAGCTCAGGGGCCAACGCGGAAACCTGGATTCACACTGCCAAGAAATCGCCGAGCGCATCTGGTCGGACCAAAGCCGATTATTCCAGAGTCAGGGTAAGAACAGCACTACGGGCGAGAAACGAACAGATCATGTTTTCGATTCCACCGCGGCGAGCGCCCTGAACAAGTTTGCCAGCATTCTCGACTCTCTCCTCACGCCGATGAACCACACATGGCATGGCATTGCTCCCGACGAGGAGGAGCTCGCTAAAGACCGCGCCACGGTGTTGTGGCTGGAGGAGCTTAACCGCTGCATCTTCAAAAAGCGTTACGCCCCATCGGCGAACTTCGTGCCGCAGAACCAGTTAGTGTACAAAGGACTGGGCGCTTTCGGCAACAGCACCATTTTTACGGACGAATTCCGTGGTCGTCGTGGAGAGCGCGGGTTCCGCTACCGGAATATTCACCTCTCCGAGATGTTCATTCGCGAGAACCACCAGGGGATTGTCGAAGACTTGAGCCGTTACTACAAAGCGACGGCCGCTCAGGTGGTGCAAAGATTTAAAGATCTCCCGCAAGACGTGATCGATAAAGCGCAAAAAAACCCTGATCACGAATATTTTCTCATCCACGCGGTACTGCCCCGAGAAAATGCCGATTACGATCGGCGCGACTACATGGGGATGGAATTCGAAAGCGTGTACGTACTTGAGGAAGGAGCGCACCTTTTGGAAGAAGGCGGGTACGATTCCTTTCCTTATGGCGTTTCTCGCTATGAACAAGTGCCTGGCGAAGTCTACGGGCGTTCTCCAGCGATGGAAGCCCTTCCTGCCATTAAGACCCTCAACGAGCAGAAAAAGACACTGCTCACTCACGGTCATCGCGCCATCGCGCCTCCAATGTTCGCTTACGATGACGGCGTTGTAGACACCTACAATATCGCGCCTGGTCGCGTGACAATGGGCGGAGTGAACGCCGACGGCAAGCTCCTGGTCCACGCGATGCCCAATGGCAGCATCGCCATCGGAAAGGACATGATGGACGACGAGAGGTTAGTGATAAACGATCTCTTTCTCGTCCCACTCTTTCAGATGCTCGAGAAGAATCCGCAAATGACCGCTACCGAGGTACTCGAGCGATCCAAAGAGAAGAATATTTTGCTTTCACCCACCGTTGGCCGCCAATACAGCGAGTACCACAGCCGAGTTATCGAGCGTGAGATAGACATGGAGCTCAAGCAGAACCGGGGCTTGAGGGAACGGATGCCTCCCGCGCTAATCGAAGCCGGTGGGGCTTTCAGGATTCGCTACGACTCCCCCATGGCCCGAATGCAGCGAGCCGAGGAATCTTCGGGATTCATGCGAACGGTGACTACTGCGATAGATATTGCGACCCAAACGCAAAACCCCGCACCGCTTGACCATTTTAAATGGGATGTCATTATTCCCGAGGTCGCGGATATCGACGGGGTACCGAAGCGTTGGCTGAATGGGCCTGAAGAGATTCAAGCCATTCGCGAAGGTCGCGCGAAAGAGGCCAGTAAACAAGACGAAATTGCAGCAGCGCCAGCCGCCGCGGCAATGATGAAGGCGCAAGCCGTTGCAGGGAAAACTAGCTTAGGATGAGCTCGACCAGAAAAGACTTATTGTCGGCACTCATGAGGGAGCGGAAGACGGCGTACACGCAAGTCTTTGGTCTCACCACTAATTCGTCGACGTTGGTTTTGGCTGATCTAAAGCGTTTCTGCCGTGACCGGCAGAGTACTTTTCATCCCGATCCGCAATGGCACGCTCTGCTCGAGGGACGCCGTGAGGTTGTTCTGCGCGTTCTCGACTTCCTTGAGCTTTCCATCGAAGATTTAGTTATTAAATACGGGGGTTCCGATGCTTCGCCTACTATGCTTGTTCCCGCTTCTTAGTCCTGATCCGGCCGGTGGTGGCGCGGGTGGCGCGGGTGGCGCGGGTGGCGTGGCAACCCCACCAGTAGTTCTCCCAGCCGATGGCGGCCAAAGCGCGCCGTGGTTCTCGACGTTTAAAAACGACGAAACTCGCGGGTATGTTGAAAGCAAAGGGTTCAAGGATTCGGAAAGTTTAGCCGATGCCTATCGTAACTTGGAGAAGTTGCGCGGGGTTCCCGCGGAAAAGCTCCTCACGTTGCCGGGCGATGATAAGCCGGAGTCGTGGGCGCCGATTTACAACAGACTCGGACGGCCGGAAAAGGTAGACGGTTACGAGTTGACGATTCCCGAAGGAGCTCCTGAAACATTCGGTCCTGAGATGTCGGGCAAATTTCACGAGCTTGGGCTGTCCAAAAAGCAGGGTCAGGCATTAGCTGATTGGTGGAACGAGCTAGTGGTCAAAAGCAATGGCGCGGATAAAGAAGCCGCGGGAGCGAGTTTCGACACTCAGGTGGCAGCGCTGAAAAGCGAGTGGGGCGCGGCCTTCGATCAGAATTTGGACCGGGTTAGCGAGTTTGCGGAAAAAGCTGGAATCGATGAGAACACGGCCGCGAAGCTGCGCGGCGCTCTCGGTGTTGATGGATTTGCGAAGATGCTCGATGGCATGATGGGCAAGTTCGGCATTAAGCTTGGTGAATCGCAATTCCACACTGGCGGTGAGAACACCGGATTTGGCCGATTAAGTCCCTCGGCTTCAAGAGCCAAGCGCCAGGAGCTACAGAGCGATCCTGATTTCATGGCTAAGTGGGCGGCGGGCAGCAAGAAAGAAGTGGATCAGGTCAACAAGTTGTACGAGATGGAATTCGTAAATCAGACGTAAGATCGACTTTCCCGTTGCAAAAAAATTTTATTCTCACGTATTATTAAGGTTTCACGCACATATAGGCCCGGTAGCCGCAGCCAAGCCCCCAAGCCCGAGGGTTCTGCAAAAGTTGACCGAAAAGCCTTCTAGTTCGGGAAGTTTTCTCTTTCCACACAACTTTCAAAACTTGGAGGACTGACAATGTCGGTCAATATTCCTACGCATTATGGTCGTCAGTACGCGGATACTCTCATGTTGCTGCTACAGCAAAAAGGCTCTCGTTTGCGCGGCTGCGTGATGGAGAAATCCGATTACAAAGGCGAGCAGGCTTCTCCTGTGGATCAGGAAGGGCCAGTCGAGATGCAATCCGTTGACTCTCGCTTTGAAGCGATGGGCCGGGTTGATTCCGACAGCGATCGTCGGTGGTTGTTCCCCAAATCCTACGATCTTCCCCAGATGGTCGATCACTTCGACGAGCTCAAGGTTCTTTTGGACCCCAAGAGCCAGAAAGTTCAGAACGCTGTTAATGCAGCGGGCCGCCAGATTGATCGCCGCATCATCGCGGGCATGTTGGGGACAAACTACACCGGGAAGAACGGCGACACGACCACAACGGCTCTTGCGGGAAACACGATTGTCGTAGATGAAGGATCGTCGGTCGATACCGGGCTGACCGTTGCAAAGCTCATTAAGGCCAAGGAAATTCTGATGTCCCACAACGTGGACACGGACAACGATCCGCTGTATTGCGGCATTACGGCAAAACAGCAGACCAGCCTGATGCGCGAAGCGCAGGTTATTTCCCTCGACTACAACGAGAAGCCTGTGCTCGTTGAGGGCAAAGTGACGTCGTTCATGGGATTCAAGTTCGTTCACTCGGAGCTGTTTGGAGAAACGCTCTCTTCGGGTGACGAACAGTGCTTGGCTTGGGCCAAGTCGGGGGTCCATTTGGGACTGTGGGAAGACGTCCGCACGGACATCTCTCAGCGCAAAGACCTTCGCGGTCTGCCCTGGCAGGTGTATTTGTGGCTCACAATCGACGCGTGTCGGCTGGAAGAAAAGAAAGTCGTCAACATCAAGTGTAACGTCTAATATTTTCTACCCGATAGTTTAAACGGGGGGGTCTTAAGTGGCCCCCCTTACAAGGAGCTTTTATGGCGATAGTGACAAGAAAATCGACGTCGATCACCAACCGAGATGCGAATCCGCGCGTGATGACTAATGCGGCGGGAGCCGCTGGAAGCATTCGTGGCTTTGTCGGGCAACTGCTCACAGTTGCGACGGATGACATTGACTCGGCGTACATCATGGGGCGTGTCCCAAGCAACGCGATAATGCACTCACTGCGGATCTTTTCTCCGGATATCGGTTCGGCTGCTGCCGCGGTAGATGTCGGGCTGTATCAGACCACGGAAAACGGCGGGGCCGTAGTGGATGCGGATTTCTTCGCATCGGGCGTGGTGCTCAACGCAGGCGCCATCAGCGCCGTCGAAGTGGTTCACGAGGCGGCGGTTTTCACGCTAGCTAACTCGGAAAAACCGCTTTGGTCGGCTTTGGGTCTCACCTCTGATCCGGAGAGAGATTACGACGTCGTGCTGACGCCGATTGGAGCCATTGACGCCGCGGTAGTTATCGCGCTCAAGGGTTTGTACGCTATCTAATAGACTGAAGTGGTGGCGCGTCTTTCCGGATCGGAATGCACGCCGCCCTTTTTTTCGTCCACAAGGGAGTTAAGTCATGGCGAATTTATATGTCGGATTGAATCGCGGGCAAACGCAAAAAGATGTGGTAACCGGGGCTTCGACGGGCACCAAGGACGTTGAACTGCGGATCGACGACTCGAAAGGTCTGCGAAAATCCGAAGTCCTGCAGAAGCTTGAAGAGATCAGGAACCACTTCCTCACCAAATCGTCGCAGTTTCCGTAAGCGTTTCTTTCGAATCAACCCGGAGTGAACCGCTATGGCAGCGCCTTCTGTTGTGAGCATTTGGAATCGGGCGTTGCAGCTGCTGGGCTGTTCCTTCGTGCAGGCCATTACGGACACGACCAAAAACGGCTTGGCCTGTGCAGCTTGTTATGAGCCGATACGGGATAGGCTGCTCGAGCAGCACATATGGCGTTTCAGCATTAAGCTGGCGACACTGGCGGCTGACAGCCCGGTGCCTGCGTGGGGACGCGCCAATTCGTTTACGGTACCGGCCGATTTCGTAATGCTCGCCCCTGACTACGAAGAGGACAACAGCCTGGAGCTAGATTACGAAGTGCAGGACGGGAAGATATTCACTGATGACGCTGCGCCCCTCTACATCCGATACGTTTCTCTCGTTACCGCGCCCGGGACCATGACACCTTCCTTCCGCGAGCTTCTCTCCCACGAAATGGCGCTTGCCATGTGCGAAGCTCTCACCCAATCCAATACCAAGCGTGCGGGCCTTGCCCGAGAAGTCGATCGAATGTCGGCGATTGCTCGCCGCGCAAATTCCCGCTTGACCAGGCCGCAAAATCCGCCCGAAGATCCTTACATCGCAGTGAGGAAATAGGATGCCTAAAGCCAGTCCCATACAAAGTAGTTTTCTTGGAGGGGAATGGAGTCCTTTTTGCGCTGGGCGTGTCGATTCAGAGCGGTACAAGATCTCCCTTGAAACGTGTGAGAACTACATCCCTTTGCTACAGGGAGGGCTGACCCGCCGTCCGGGGACGCGGTTTGTGGCAGAGGCCAAATTCGCGGATAAAGAAGCCATCCTTGTAAAGTTTCAGTTTTCGACGGCCCAAGCCTACATGCTCGAAATGGGCGACCTCTACGTGCGTTTTTTCACGAATCAGGGGCAGGTAGTAGAGGCTGCACGGAACATCCTGAGCATTTCGGCGGCAAACCCGGCTGTTTTCACCATGACTGCCGCGCACGGGTATTTGGACGGGGAAGAACTTTTCATCACGGGGATTGGCGGAATGACCCAGTACAACAATCGAAATTTGATTATTGCGAATAAAACCGCCGACACGTTCACGCTGAAGTACCGTAATGGCACCGATTATCCGGGAAGTGGTACGTACACTTCGGGGGGTACTACCTCGAGGGTTTACGAAGTCGCTCACACGTACACCGAAGCGCAGCTTCCGCTGCTCTCCTTCGTGCAAAGCGCCGACGTGATTTTTATTGTCCATCCGTCACACCCGCCTCGACGACTAACTAGAATGGCCGCCACAAATTGGACGGTCACCGACGTAAGTTTCCTCGACGGCCCTTTTCTGCCAGCAAACACTACTGCTACTACGCTCAGTCCGAGTAGTGGCACATCAGTCACGCCAAATATTACGGCGTCGGCTGCCATCTTTGCCACCACCGACGTTGGCCGGCTTATCCGCGTGAAAAAGGCGATCGGATGGCGATGGCTGAAGATCACTGCATTTGTTAGCTCTACAGTGGTTACGTGTTCTAGGAACGAAGCGAGTGACATCGGGGTTATCGCGGTAGACTCATGGGCTTTGGGGCTTTGGTCGGACACCACGGGCCACCCTTCGGTTGTTACTTTTCACGAAGATCGCCTTTGCTTCGCGGGAGCCAATGCGGCCCCTCAGCGCTTCGACATGAGCGTGAGCAGCGACTACGTGAATTTTGCGACAACCGATCAAGCAGCCGTGCCTGCTGTGACCGCAGCCAACGCGGTATCACGGTCACTAAACTCTGAGGACATCAACACGATTTTTTGGCTGAAGAGTGAGGAACGAGCATTGCTCGCTGGCACTCAAGCCGGAGAGTGGGCGATTCGTCCCTCAATCTCGAGCGAGGCTATCGCGCCCGAAAACGTGAACGCCAAGCAGATTTCCAACTATGGGAGCGCGGCTATTCAGCCGGTCCTTGCGGGAAAATCGACCATTTTCATTCAAGGGTCTTCGCGCACAGTACGGGAAATTAGCTATTACTTCGAGGTAGATGGCTTTAAAGCGCTTGATCGCACGATTCTCGCGGACCATATCGGCGGGGACACAGGTTTCAAGCAGCTTTGCCGACAGAAAGAAAAGCCGTCCATCGTTTGGTTTACCCGCAATGACGGCGTACTGGCCGGAATGACCTACGAGCGAGAAGAGGAAACGATCATCATCGCGTGGCATCGCCACGTTTTAGGTGGTCAAAGCGACACAGCGGGTACCGCGCCTTCTGTCGGATGGTCCGCAGTGATTCCGGAGCCTGAAGGTAAGCGCGACGATCTGTGGATGATCGTAAAACGCAACATCAATGGGGCTACGTGTCGGTACATCGAGTATCTCACGAAAATTTTTGAGCACGAAGACAAGCCGCGTGACGCCTTTTTCGTCGATTCGGGACTTACTTACGACGCGCCCTTAGTCATTAGCGGAGTGACGAAAGCGAGTCCCGCTGTTGTGACGTCTACGGCGCATGGCTTGATCGATGGCGATGTGGTGATCATAAGTGGCGTAGTGGGCATGATCCAGCTTAACGAAAACAGCTACGTCGTGACGAACAAAGCGGCGAACACGTTTCAATTGACCGCAATGAACGGCACCGTCGTAGATAGCTCCGATTTCGACGCCTACGTTTCAGCGGGCGAGGCGAGAAAATTCGTCACCGTCATTTCAGGGCTCTGGCACCTCGAGGGGCAGTCGGTCGAAGTGTGGGGCGATGGCGGCATTCAGCCTCCCGTAACCGTTACCAATGGGTCCGTGACGCTCCAGAATCGCGCGGCAACCGCACAGATTGGCCTTGGCTACCGCAGCCGCGGTAAAAAGCTTCGGGAGGAATCTGGAGCGGCTGACGGGACGTCCATGGGGAAGAATCGCCGCACCAACCGCGTGGCGTTCATGCTTCACCGAACGCTAGGCTTCAAATTCGGCACTAGCTTTGACTCCTTGCAAGAGATCTCCTTCCGCACGAATGACGACCCCGACGGACGAGCACCAGCGCTTTTTACTGGCATCAAAACGGAAACGATCGAAGCGGACATGGACTTAGAAAATAACATTTGTTGGGAGCAAAGCCGTCCTGCTCCGGGGACGATTCTCGCCATTGCCCCGCAAATGCACACGGAAGACAGAGGATAAATCGTGCCAGTACCATTGATCCCCCTAGCGCTGACATTAGGTTCCTTCTTTGGGAGCATGCTTGGGCTAAAAGGCAAGCTTGACGAGAACTCGGCCGCCGCGAAAGCCGCCCGGTATCAGGCGGATATTGCTGACGAGGACGCTGTACTGGCAGACAAGAACGCGCAAATCGTCTTGTCTCGAGCAACCGAAGAAGATCGGAAAGTTCGCGTTTTAGCGCGTCGGACGATGGGAAATATGCGGGCTACCATCGGCGCTTCGGGCCTTACCGACGAGGGAAACCCCGTCGATCTTTTGGAAGAAGCCGCGGCCACTTCCGAAGCCGATTCACTTGCAATACGCACGCAAGGCAAATACGAGTCAGACGCGTATTCCCTTCAAGGGCGAAGGAAGAGAGATTACGCGGCTCAGCTCCGCTCGGGAGCTTTAGACGTAGATAAATCGGCCCCGTTTGTGCTGGGTGCTGGAATCTTGGGCGCCGTGGGGGATGCGGCGCCCAAGATTCCGGGCGGTAATGGCCGCATGAAGCGGGGTGGCTAATGCCGAGAATTAAAATTGAGCGCTTGGATTCACAATCGCGAGCTCCAGGCCCGGTAGCTACGCCCGACGGACAATCCGCGGGAGCGTTCGGTTTTGGCAGTGCGTCCGGTTCCGCGCTGAGGGATATCGGTGAAGGCGTAAAGAAATTTTCCGATGGCGTACTCGAGCGAATGGAGCAATCGGAAGTCTCCGCGCTTAACTCTGACTTTGCTGATGCTCAGGCCGATTTCACCACGCAATGGCAGGAAACGCTCAGGACCGCCAAACCGGGCGACAATACGATCGCGGATAAATTCCTCGAGGACTTTGACAAGCACGTCGAGCGCATGCAAGAAGGCGCTTCTACTAGAGCGGGACAACTTTACTTTGCAAAAGCCAGTTCAGAAATGCGATCGCAATTTGCGGTCACCGCGCAATCGGCTCAAGCGGAGTTAGCCGGGCAAAAAGCCAGGCTGGACTATACCAACACAGTATCGAAGCTTTCTTCGAGCCTGTTGGATGACCCGACACTTTACGGAAAAAACGTGCAGATGCACGACGACGCTTTGGGCGCCCTGGTCGGGACCAAAGCGATCAGCCCCATGTTGGCCGCTCAGCTACGGGAAAAGGGAATGCCTGATCTCGCGCAGTCAGCGGTGAGAGGACGCATCCGAGTCAACCCGAGAGCGGTCGAGGCGGAGCTAGCGTCAGGCAAATGGGACAATGTCATTTCGGGGGATGCTAAGCACACGCTTTATGGCGAAGCTCGCCAGGCTCTCAGCGCCCAAAAAACGATGGCTGATAAGTCCAGGCTGGACCAAGAAAGCGCCAAAGCTGCCGCGCAGAATGCCCGTCAAACCGAGTACCTCAAAAAATTCTATGACGGTAAGCTCGATATCAAAGACGTTTTAAACGATGGGCTATTGGACTCATTCGGTTCGGGCTCCAAGCAGCAGTTCTTGAATATGGCTGAGGAGCGTAACAAAGCCGGTGGCGCTGCTAAACGGGACAGCGGCACGGTATCGCGGCTCTTTGATCAGATTCACTTGCCCGATGGCGACCCAAAGAAAATCACCGATGAGAACCAGCTAAACAATTATTTCGGCACGGGCCAAGGTAAGGGATTAGACGAATCGGCGCTGAATTTTCTGCGTGCTGAAGTGCAGGGAAAGAAAACCGTTGAGGGGGCCAATGCCGCTAAGCTGAAAGTGGCCATGACGGACGCGGCAAAAGACGCGATCGTAAAAAAGGACGTTTTCGGCTTGGCTGATCCGGATGGCTTGTCTGTGTACGTCGAGTATCTATCGGATTTCACGAAAGAGTGGCAAGAGAAAGTGGCCGCTGGCGTTCCGGCGCGATCGCTTGTTGACCCCAAGTCCCCTGAGTACATGGGGAATCGGTTTCTGCCATACAAGAAAAATCAGGCGCAGATTATCCAAGCGATGATAAACCGCCAACAGGGCCAGCCTTCCTCCGTATCGCCGTTTGGCCCCCAGCCCCGCC